GTTTCCCAGTCACGATCCAAGGCCCAGCTTGTGGGGGCAAGTAGTCTTGCCAACATTGGCAGACCGCAAGGGTTGGGCACTATTTATAGGCACGCCAAAAGGTTTGAACCACTTCTTTAAAATTCATGAACGAAGCCAAGAAGAAGACGGGTGGTATTCGTTAACGCTGAAAGCTTCAGAGTCAGAAATTCTTGATGCTAAAGAGCTTTTAGAAATGAAAGCGCAAATGGCGCCAGAAGAATACGACCAGGAAATGGAGTGCAACTTCAAAGCAGCTATCAAGGGCACATATTACGCCGAGATTATCCAAAAAATGGAGGTGTCGGGCCGAATTGCTCCGAGAGTTACTAAGTTTGATCCTGGATTACCGGTAAAAGTCGCGTGTGACCTTGGCCGCACTGACAGTACCGCCATGTGGTTTTGGCAAGAAACAAGCGCCGGTTTTAATTTAATTGATTATCTAGAGGAGCAGGGCCGGGGCTTAGATTACTACATAGAACAGCTCAACTCTAAGCCTTATAAATATGATGAGGTTTGGCTACCTCATGACGCAGTGGCCAAAACATTAGCGACGAAAAGAAGCACCATCGAGCAATTAATTGACGCCGGTTTTCCTTGCCGTAAAGTTCCAAGAATTGCAGTTCAGCACGGCATTGACGCAGTTCGCTTGGTGCTAAAACACTGCTATATAGATCAAGAGAATTGTTTCCACGGCATTGAGGCCCTACGAGCATATAGCCGCACATTTAACGAGCTTACCAAGACCTTTAACAACGCACCCAAACACGATTGGGCTTCTGATGGCTCAGACGCATTTAGATATTTCGCTTTAGTCTGCAAAGAAAAAGTTAAGTTAAAAAATACGAAAGTTACCGACGAATCCGGCCAGGAAATCACATACCCGTTTAGTCTCGATGATCTTTACAGAGAGCGCAATATTCCACGGCCAAGCTATACGAGATCACGCATATGACAGACTTATCAACTGGTACTATCGATTCAAGGGACGACTTTAAAAACACTCCGCGCGGGCAATACGACTATTGGATGGAAGAATTGAAAGCGTCACAAAAATCCCGTGAGGATTGGCACAAGCAAGCTGATAAAATTGTTATGGCCTTCCTTGATCAGCGTCGAAAAGATGTCGGCCGTAACTTTGAATACGCGATGCCATTCAATTTAAATCTATTTCACGCCAATGTCACAACCTTAATGAGCATGCTTTATGGAAATATCCCTACTGTTGATGTTAGTCGCCGTTACGCTGATCCTAACGACGATATATCGAGAGTAGCAGCGGAAATAATGGAGCGCCTGTTAAACAATGACATTGCCGAAAATGGCGAAGAAATTAACAGCGTTTTGCGCTCAACACTTCAAGATCGTTTAATACCTGGCCTTGGTTGTGCTCGTGTCCGCTATGAAGTAGAAACGGAAACCACAACCGTCATTACTGAAGAGGGCGTATCTGCGCAGACGGAACGCATTGTTAAAGAAGATGCACCACTTGACTATTTTTTCTGGCGCGACGTGCTTTGGAGTTGGGGCCGTAATTGGTCAGAGCTAACATGGCTCGGCTATCGCGTCTACATGACTAAAGATGAGGTATCAGAGCGTTTTGGTGAAGAAGCCGCCGAGCAGTTAGAGTATAAAAAACAAGTCGTACAGGATGAGCAAACCAGCTTTGATGACCCCGACATGTCAAGCGTTTGGAATAAAGCGGAAGTTTGGGAAATATGGGACAAAACGCGTCGCCAAGTTGTGTTTGTATCGAAAGGATATCGGCGAGTATTAGAAACAAAAGAAGACCCTCTACAGTTAACCGGGTTCTTTCCTTCGCCACCGTTTTTTATCGCGAATCCAACAACAACGCTTTATGCTCCCGTACCTGATTATCATTTAGCGCAAGACCTGTATAACGAAATAAACAAACTCCAAACTCGAATAGCCATCATAACTGAAGCGGTGAAAGTGGTCGGTGTTTACAACTCAGAAGCCGAAGGCATACAAAGGGTTTTCCAAGAGGGAGTCGATAACACGCTAATTCCTGTATCGAATTGGGCTATATGGGCGGAAAAAGGAGGCAACGCGGGACAAATAGATTGGGTTCCCCTTGCGGATATTGTTAACGCACTTGATAAATTGCGCGATCTTAGAAACGAAACGATAGATTTGCTTTACCAAGTGACCGGAATGGCGGACGTGTTGCGCGGGGGCGGTGCTGGACAATATGAGGGCGTCGGGCAAGCAGCATTAAAAGCTAAGTTTGGTAGCGTTCGCGTTCAAGCACTGCAAGACGAGTTCGCAACCTTCGCTAGCAACTTAATGCAAATCAAGGCGGAAATTATAAGCCGCCACTTTTCGCCCGAAACTATTGCTAAACGCTCGAATATTCAAAACTCTTTTGATGCGGACTTAGCGCTACCCGCGATTGAGTTAATAAAAACACCGCAAGAAGCGCGTCTAAAAGTTGAGATAAGAGCCGAATCAGTAGCGATGGTTGATTATGCTCAACTTAAAGCAGAGCGCACCGAGTACATAAGCTCAATTGCTGTATTTATGCAATCAGCCGCGCCAATGATCGAGAGCGACCCGAACATGAAACCGTTCTTACTTCAATTGCTGCAGTGGGGGCTAGCAGGGTTTAAGGGTTCAAGCGAAATTGAAGGTGTGGTCGATAAAGCCATTAGTACCTCAGAATCAGAGGCTCAAGAGCAACGGCCAGACCCCGAGCAACAAAGAATGCAAGCCGCTATGCAGTTAGAGCAAATGAAAGCTCAAGCTAAAATGCAGGAAATACAAGCTAAGTCAGAAGCGGACGCGAAAATAAGACAGTTTGATTTACAAGCTGATATACAAACGACGTTTGCGAATCATCGAGCAAAATTAGGCGAAATAGAGGCCGATATGCAGGCTGCTATAGCCGAGACCCGCGCCAAAATGGAAGCTGATTTATTGATGGAAAGAGCGCAAGCAGAGGCAAACATAGCTCAAACTAACGAAGCCGCGAAAGCCGAAATACAAAAAGATGCTATTGGTAATCAAATGGAAATTGAGAAGGAAGCCAATAAAACATTATTAAAATTAGATGAAATCGCGGCGGTGTCTGCGTCAAAAATCCAAGAGGCGGAAGCCAAATCAACTGAGGATACAAGCGATTAATGATTATTTATCAGCAAAGCACAGGTAAGCTATGGGATTCAAACGGTAACCTTTTAGACGTGGGTTATTCTGGCAATGGTGAAGGACTCAACAACCCTAAAAAGCAGGCTGTAAGAAATGTTGGGCCAATTCCCCGCGGCTTGTGGGATATTGGAGAATATGGCAACTCCGACCGATTGGGGCCGTACACAATCCCGCTCTATCCACATAAACATGAAGCATTGCAGCGCACGCTTTTTAGAATTCATGGTGATAACTCAAGCATGAATAACTCCGCCTCGGACGGGTGCATTGTTTTAATACGTGAAACAAGGAAGAAGATAATAAACAAAGAATATCAACAATTAATGGTAATTGAGTGATGCTTAATGAACTAAAAGACGCTTGCAAGGAATTAGGTTGTATAGATATTGATTTAATGGTTTTGAATAATTGCAAACACCTAAGATTAACCGCGCATTTTGATGATAAAAGGGTTAGTTATCAGTGGTCTATGGAGCAAATAGAATATGGAATGTTTGGATTTATCAAAGAATTTATAAAGCTAGTAAAAAAAGAAAGAGGGCTAAGCAAATGCCAAGATCAAACTACGAAACACAAGCCGCATACAACGCCTCAAGGCGTGGAGATATAGAAAGCGCCTATAATAAAAGCATGGGGAAGAAAAAGAAAAAAAGGAATAAATCTAAAGTTAGCGCCACCAACCAGGGGGGCGCGTCAGTTGGAGGTGGAACCTAATGAAAAAATTAATGGTTGTTCTATTTCTCACGCTTGGCTTGATGAGTTGCGGCCAAGGTAAAGTAATTTTAGAAGATGACAAGATAATAATCTGTCCAGATGGTGAATGTAATGCCGAGTTGGGTGCAATGTCGTGAAACTGGCAAGCTTATACCTAAAGAGGAATTTTATAGTTCTAGTAGCGGGGGCATTTCTGTTCTTGGCGATATTGAACCTTTTGTTTCACCCGTAGATGGATCAGTTATCGGCTCACGATCTACGCTAAGAGATCATAATAAACGCCACGGCGTAACTGACCCGCGCGATTATGGGCCTAACTGGTTTTCACGTAAAAAAAAGGAACGTGACGCGGAGTTAATGGGTACAACAAAAAAAGCAAAAAAAGAGCGTATTGAAGCAATACAAAAAGCAATATATGAACACGGTGGTTAATTATGTCAGATGAGTTACGAGCAGAAATTGAAAAAAACTATGAAGCATCGGAGATTAAAGAAGATTCAGAAGAAGCGCAAGAAGTGGAAGTACCTAACGAAGAAGAAGCGAGTGGTTCTGAGGGGGAGATAGCTGAAGATGGCGGCGAAACTGAAGAGCCCGAAGAAACCGAAGCGCCAGAAGAAGCCACTCAAGAAGTACAAAAAGAAATCGAAAGCCCACAAGTAAAAAGTAAGGCCCCGGCCAGCTGGAGCCCAAAAGCCCGCGAGACATGGGGAAAATTACCAGCAGAAGCTCAAGCTCAGGTTGAAAAGCGCGAAAAAGAAGTTAACAAAGTTCTGCAGGATAGTGCCGTTGCTCGAAAGTTTGCTCAACAATTTAATCAAATGATTGAACCGCACAAGGCAAGCTTAATTGCTTCAGGTGCCACTGATCCACTAGCCGCCGTTAGTAACTTGATGAACACAGAAGCGCAACTAAGGGCCGGTAACGCTCAACAAAAAGCGCAAGTCGCCGCGAATATAATTAAACAATACGGGGTTGATTTAAATACGCTCGATGCTTTGCTATCCGGCAATGTTCCACAGCGACCACCTGAAAGCGCCCAACTAGAATCGATCATTGATCAGCGCTTAGCGCCCGTTAATCAGTTTCTAGAACAACAAAAAGCGATGCAAATTCAGCAACAAGAGATTGAACAAAATCAGGCTGTTCAAAGCGTTCAAGAGTTCGCGCAAACCGCCGAGTTTTTTAATGATGTTAATAATGAGATGGCTCTCTTGATTGATTTTGCTAGCAACCAAGGTCAAAAGATGTCACTTCAGGAAGCTTATGATAGAGCTTGTGCGCTCAATCCTGAGATATCAAAAATTATGGCCACTCGCCAACAACAGCAGCAAATATTAGGAACTCAGCAGGACATAGAAAATAAAAAACGTGCAGCGTCCAGCGTAACAGGAAGGCGCGGCGGTGGAGGTGGTAAACCTACTAACTTATCTATGCGTGAAGAGATTGCCGCAGCATGGGGCGAAAGTGGTTGACAGAATAAAAAAACTCAGATAGTTATAAAGAAAGCTCAGCGCTAAGCAGCTTTATAAAATATCCAAAATCCCAGCCCTTTAAGCAGATTTTGAGGCAGTTTCAAAGAAAGCATCAATTTTAATTAAACTTAAAGGGTGATCTATGGCCTTCGCAAACGCTAATTACTCTGACATTTTAGCTACCACGATTGAAAATCGTAGCCGAAAAATTGCAGACAACGTAACAAACAACAACGCAGTTTTAAAACGACTCAGTCAGAAAGGGAAAATAAAGCCTTTTTCTGGCGGTGTTAAAATCCTTCAAGAACTTTCATTCGCGGAGAACTCGAACGCTGGTTGGTACAGTGGGTTAACAGCTGCATAAGTCAAGCTCACTTTAAATTCCGTGAATTGCTGGAAACCCCTAACGTAAAGCCGAGGGCAATCAGCAGCCAAGCCAAGTAGGAATATTTGGAAGGTTCAACGACTAGGTCATGGAGTCCAGAACGGACAGTAAAGGCCCACGAGCGCGGAACAGGATTGAAACCCTGATGATATAGTCTGGACTTATGTGAAAGCATAAGAAGTTGAGGATAAAGAGCCTCAGCGATAACAAAATCGATGACCTGTTGCCAGTTGGAGTAAGTGATGTAATTTCAGCGGCAGAGTATGAAATTAAGCAGGCTGCTTGCCCGGTTGTTATTTCAGGTTTAGAGCAACTGCAGAACACCGGAAAAGAGCAAATGATAGATTTGCTTGAAGGTCGCTTATCTGTGGCCGAATCCACAATGGCGAATTTAATCACGGAAGGTTTATACAGTGACGGAACCGCCGCCGCAGGTAAACAACTCGACGGACTTAATGCCGCGGTTCCACTTTTGCCCGCCGCTTCGCCATATGGGGGTATAGATGGGTCAGTTTTCACATTTTGGCAAAACGCCGTGAGTGATAACACCGCTGCCGCAGTTACGCCAACCACAATCCAAGGTTTAATGAACGGGCTTTGGGCACAATTAGTTCGTGGTTCAGATCGGCCTGAGTTAATTATGGCGGACAATGTTTTCTGGACGACTTATGTCGATTCATTGCAGGCACAACAGCGATTTAATAATACAAACATGGCTGACAGTGGTTTTACTTCTGTTAAATATATGGATGCTGACGTTGTACTTGATGGTGGTATTTATAACGGGACAGGAACGGGCGCCCCAGCGGGTACCGCGTTTTTCTTGAACTGTGATTACCTACACTACAGACCGCACTCACAGCGCAATATGGTGCCGTTATCACCTAACCGCAGATACAGTACCAATCAGGATGCCAGCGTGCAAATCCTCGGGTGGGCGGGCAACCTTACGACTTCGGGCCGAATGTTCCAAGGTCGTTTTGATATGAACGGTTAAGACCTTCTAGGGGGTTCACGCCCCCTTATAAAATTGGTGAATGTGTGAGCATAATCTTTGATCAAATCGTCTCACAAGGAAGCGGAGTCCTAAGAATTACATTAGGGACGGGCCCAATTGTGGGCGCTGAATACGATCAAGGATTAGCTCTTGATGACACCGGCGCAATTCACGCAACTACAGATTTACCTCCCGCGCGTTTTTATTATGGACTGCCGTTTGACGCTAATGATCGCTTAGTTGTTGAAGATGCAACACCAACTTATTACGATCAAGGTTTAGGTTTTACTGCTAATAATGCCTTAGCTGGTCACCCCGACATGACACCAGGACATTACAACCAGGGTGTTTATATTGATGGCGATGGCGCACTATGGATGGATGGATTAACGCCCGCACTAGTCCCACCAAATCAAGTTCAAAATCTTGTTTTAACCATTCCGGTTGACAACCAAATACAAGCAACATGGAGCGCAAATATTCCGCCTCCAACTGTTGCCAGTTATACGGTGCAATATCGAGAGGTTGGCGCGGGTGTTTGGAACGATTTATCTGCAGGACTGGCAACAACACTGGCAATTCCAGGCTTGACCGCTGGTGTTGATTATGAGGTTCAAGTTTACGCATCAAATGCCGCAGGGGACGGCCCGCCAAGCACAATTGAAACTCAAGTTGTCGAGGGATTACCAACACAAGTAACAGGTTTAGCGCTACTAACGCCCACGGATAACGAAATAGATGCGTCTTGGAATGCGGTCACACCCGCAGCACCCGCGATAACTTCATACACAGTCGAATATAAAGAAACTACGTCAGGTACTTGGATACCTCAAAGCGCCGGGCTCTCGCTATCAGATACAATTACAGGTTTAACCGGCGGTATTCAATATGATGTTAGAGTTTTTGCGGTTAATTCCAAAGGTAATGGGCCGCCGTCAACTATCGAAATGGCTACCCCCACAGGCGTTCCAGCCGCGCCGGATAATTTCATTGCCACACCACTGCCTGAAGCTATGGAGCTTGATTGGGATTTACCAGCCGCCAACCCAGCGTTAACCGGCTTAGAGCTTGAATTAAAATTAAATACCGACACGCTTTGGTCAAGTTGGACGCTAACAGTTGCTCAAATCGAAGCAGTTATTTATAGCCTCGATGTGTCGCTCTATAACTTCAGAGTTCGCGGCATTAATTCAATTGGTGAGGGGGCGTGGTCAACTATAAATGCAACCCCGCTGGCTATATCCGCGACTAAACAAGTTGAATATGATGAAACTGGCGTTGATACAGGCAGCCCGATTAACTTTGTAAACAATACGGGTGCGGCTGGTGCTGCGTTTAACCTAGATACATTTATAAATCAGGCAAACATAACACCGATAACCCATAAAACACGAGCTGCATTTACAAGTTCTGGGACTGCGAGATTAGGCCCAGCATCGACACCACCGGCGCAAGGTCAACAAGGGTACTGGGCTTGGTGTGGTAATCCGTCGTTGATCGATGGTAACAACAGATTTATGTGGGTATCTGCCTTCCAGGTTAATCAAGTAACCGCCAGCAGCTCTAATACTTTACTTACAAGCAGCGGAAGCGTTAACGGCGCGGCAATGAGCGCAAGCGGTAACGAGTGGATAGTTTTTGGTGTTTACGACGGTGCTAATTCTCGCATTCGAGTAATTGAAAACGGCGGCATTGATACAAATGTCGCGGGCTCTATCGGGCTTTCTGATTTGCGTCCCGAGTTTTTCTTTTGGGACTTCGGTCAGTCAGGGGGTCAAGATTTTCAGGGCGATCAATACGCCTTTAGATTTTGGAATTCAGTTCCCCCAAGTGCTGCAGAAGAAGAGTCAATAATTAACAGCTTGAAGCAGGATTGGTTCACTGGCGTGCAAGATATTATCCCGCCAGCTCCACCGGTTTCATTAATGACGTGGGACGAAACAGGCATAGTTTCAACTGGGCCAGGGAACCCGGTTACAGCTTGGAATAATACGGGCTCAACGTCGGGAAATAATGACTATACGATCCTAGCCGGTTCAATCCAGGAGAACACTCGAAACTCTTTAGCAATGGCTCAGGGTAACGGGAACTCAACGCTTACATGTGTTAATCCAAGTGCAGCGGTAGCGGCGCCTTACACAATTTATACATGCGGCCTTTCGTTCTTTGTTGATGTTGCGGGTGATTACTGGTTTGACTCAGTTTCAAACGTGAGCTTTAGACCAACACAAACAGATCATGAGTTAGATGCCGGGGTAGTTTTAGCTGAAGCAACGGCGGGCGTGAATAATAGTGCGTGTGTCTTTGCCTTAGTTGTCGATGGGACTAGTAGTCGGATAGTTGGCGCTGGTGGGGTTACGTTTGATTTAACAGGTAATGCAGGCTCAACAAGTTTTCAACCTGAAACATTGTTTTGGGATACCGCCAACACGGCTAATGCATCACTTAACGGTCAAATGTTTGAAACCCGCGTTTATAGCGGAGCCCATGACACGACTACAATCAACATGATAATTACAGAATTACGCACAAAGTGGGCTATTTAAATGACTAGATTGTTTGGTGATGCAGAAGCGGTAACAACACAAATTGGTGAGGTAACGCAGGGTATCGGCCTGGAGCAATTGCCCGTACAAGAGAGCCCTGAACCGTCGCCTACTCGCGTACTTAATAATGAGATAGGGTCTTTCGAAACGATGGCTGTACAGGGGCCAACGGGTCTTGGTGCCGCAGGGGTAATTACTATTAATTACGGTGCTGGCGGTTCGACTACAGGCGGTGAATTTGATGTAAGTGCAGCGGGAGTTATTACAACAAACCCAGCTTCATTGGACATTGAATATCGTTTTATTGTCGGGTTGCGAATTGGCCGAACTGGGGGCGGTGGGATTTCGATTCCACTCCTTAGGTTTATGTACGCGCCTGATGGAATTATAGGAAATGCGGTTCAAGTTGGTGGAACTTTTAGCGTTGAGATTGACGACCCTGATACAACTTGGCGTGAAGTTTTTGATTTAAATTTCGCGCCGGTAGATGGCTCGGTTATTTTCATCGAAATGGCTCGTGATGAAGCGGGTAATAATTCAGGCCAGCTACAAGCGCAACAGCCAACAGGCACGCTTTCAGGCTGGAATGACGTAGCAACAGCGCGATTACAAATCATTCGACAGGACTTAGCGTAATGACTTATATCAGTGGGGGGCCGGGTGATAGTCAAGGTCAACAAATTGCAGAAGTCACGCAAGGTATCGGCTTAGAGCAAGTGCCCGTTAATGAAGAAACTATTGTTTCATTCGGCATTACTGCAACCGATGACGCGGGGGACGGAACTGTTGAGAGTGATGTAAACGCAACTGATTTTACAAGCCAATTAGGAACTACCTTTGCACCGATTGAGAATAATTATTTAGTAACGGTTGTTCATAAAGCTGTAGCGTATTTATACCAAGGCCCGCGCCCAGTTAATCTGGGTGTTGGTGGTGATTATGTGAGTGTTGCTGATGACTACACGGCGCTAGGCACTGCCGATCACAACCTATTAACTAACAGAACACTGGCAGATCAGCATCCACAAAGCGCTATTACTGACTTGCTAACAGATCAGGCAACACAAGATCAAAACTTACTTGATCATGAGGCGGCGCCAGACCCACACCCACAATACGCGCTTGAGTCAGCCGCTATTGCTGCTTTTGTTGCCGCAGGTTATGGGGGAATAGGTGTTGATAATGAGGTGGCAATGCCAAATATTACCGGCGCTTATCAAACATTAACCGGCTTTGATTTGGCGTTAATTCCGGCACCCAAAGGAGTCGTTCAAGACTTTCCAAACAATGCATTAATTTTTAATGCTGAAGGAATTTGGCAACTATCAGTAAAAGTAACACTTGCTTTTGCAGAGTCCAACGCGGGGCGTCAATTGTCTCTACGTATTTGGAATAATACTTCTGGCTCACCCAGTGGCGTTGAATTTATATTTTTTGTTGGTCGCAATCAGGCGGGGGCAAATCTTTCATTCGTTCTAAACGGTTCTTTCCCTGCTGACGCGGTGGGTGATGGAATACAGCTACAAGTTGCAGCGCCAACAGGCGATACCTTTACAGGGGTTTCTAACCTAGGAACTATTTTCCAGGCCAACCACATTTCTGAAATTCAAGCTCTT